CGGACTTCCGGTGAGTTTGGCCGGCATTCCCGGTAAAATAGTAGCCATGCTGGAAAAGCCGGCAGCAAAACAAGCAAAACCCGTTGTAGCGGTGCAAAACAAGCCCGCTACAATGGGTTTTGAAATAAACGTCGACCAAACAAATGAGGAGGAAATCATGACTTTAGAAGATCTAAAAGCGAAACACCCGGAGATATATGATGCGGCAATAAAGGCAGGCATAGCCGCCGGTGTCAAAGCGGAGCGGGAACGTATCAAGGATATTGATGCAATGGCACTGCCCGGCATGGACGATCTGACGAACCAAGCTAAATACGACACAGGAATCACTGCTGGGGAGTTCGCCATTGCGATGGTCAAGGCCCAGAAACAAAAAGGTGCTAATTATCAGAGTTTGGCAAGCAAAGATGCTGCGGAGCTTGATGGAGTAATGCCGGATCCGGGCGTGATGACTGATGATGACCAAGAAACGGCAGCTCTGCTCGCATATGCGGTGGAACTAGCTGAGAAAGGAGTTTAGGGAAATGGGCGTTATAGGAGAACTGGAAAGGGATGGCCTGATTGCAGGTGATTATCCTACAGAAACAATGGGGATAACCATAGTGAACGACACGGCCGAGGATATGTCTTTTCTGCGTGGCGATATAATCGCACAAACAGAGAACAGTTACAAACTTGCCGGTGACGATGATGAGGCAGTGGGGATTATTTGCGATGATGTAGTAGTCTCGGCTGGTGAAGAGGCGGAATCGGTCATGTACATCAAGGGAGAATTTAACCGTCGGAAACTCAGGGTCGATGGCGAATTGTCGGTGCATGAACGCCGCATGATTGAGATTGGTCTGATTATCAGATCAACAAGGATATAGGAGAAAATTATGGCAGTAGATATTTATTCCCCGAAATTTATGCTCCAGCTGGTGGAGCAGGCAGTGACTCTAAAAACTCCGTTAAGGGACACATTCTTTCCGAGGGTTAGAACATTTCCGACAAATACGGTAGAGTTTGATGTCAAAAAGCGAGGTATGTCAATGGCTCCTTTTGTACACCCGAGAATTGGCAGCAAGGTCATGGAGCGGTCTGGTTACAAAACTATGTCATACAAACCGCCGCTTGTAGCACCGAAACGAGTCCTCACAACGGATGATGTTGAGGTGAGATTAGCTGGCGAGTCCCAATTTAGTGGTCGCTCAGGCAATTATAGGAGAGTGGCACTTCTGCGTGACGATCTGGTAGAATTGGACGAGGCTATCACGCGCCGTGAAGAATGGATGTGTGCTCATGCCCTATTCGAGGGTGAGATTCCTGTGGTCGGCGAGGGTATCAATGAGGTTATTTCATTTGATTTTGAAAACAAACTTATTGCAGAAGTCTCTTGGCTAGACTACGAAAACGCCAATCCAATCAAAGACCTGGAAAAAGGACGCAAACTAGCGTCAAGGTCCGGATACTCTGCAAATGTTGCAATCGGAAGCAGTGCAACAATGTGGGCAATCATGGAAAATGAAAAAGTGCAAAAATTCCTGGATAACAGGAATATGAACATGGGTGTAATTGCTCCAGCATTGCTTGAAAATGGCATGACGTATATAGGTTTTTTGCGCAAAGCAAATCTTCACTGCTATGCTTATGATGGAGAGTATGCGGATAATGACAATGAAAACCCAAAATATCCGGGAGTAAAGCCCGAAGACAAGGGGTTCATTCCTGCGGTGTATCCGTTAGTGCCGGACGGCAAGGTGTTAATTGCACCCAGTGGTAACTTCCCATCGCGAATGCTCTATGCAGTGATTCATGATCTGCAAATTGGTAGCCAGCACCGCCGTAGGGTTCCGAAGCAGTGGGACCAGGAAGAGCCGTCAGAGAAATTCTTGAAATTGTCATCAAAGCCGCTCCCTTGTCCGCAAAACTTGGATGTATGGACAATTCTTGAAGTTTTTGGAAACTATGGTGTTAATTTGTCAAATCTGTCCGATGAGGTAAACTTGGGTGATACACCGTGGTATCTGGCCTCGGAGGAATATCTCACCAAAGAAGAGTTGCTGCAATTAAGCAAGCTGCAACTGCTTGAATATGCTGGGCATATTGGCTGCGCAGACTGTGACGCAAAACTCTCGGTAAAGAAATTGGTGAAGCTGATTGATGATTTTATCAATGAGGATGACGAGGCAGAGGAGGGCAAACCGGAAGAGTCATCAGATACCGAAGAAAAACTGGGCACCTCGGAATAATAAGCTCATAAGAAGGGGGATTATATGCGAAATTTTCAGCAGCAACTTGAAAAAGATATCGACGATGTCTTTCTAAATGCCTCTGCGATGGAGTTCGTAACTCCTCATCTCATAGGCGGGCTAAAAGGGCATCCCCCGAAAAGCGTGAATGTCATCGTTGACGGCGAAAGATACCTTCAGCGAAAACTCCGTGATAAAGTCGAAAACATTACGCTCAATGGAATTGTATTCTTTGTCAAGAAAGCTGAGTGGCTTGAAGCCTTCGGAAACATCCCGAAAGTGGAGTCCTCTCTAGTGTTCGATGCGCAGCGATATCTTGTTGAATCAGTGACGGACGATATGGGTGTCTTGGAATTTTGTATAGAAGGGAACAGGGGTAAGTAATGGAAATAAACATAGAAAGCCCTGACCTTGAAAAGCGTATTGAGATGCTCCGTGACATCAAGGGCGGAGCATCTAAGGCAATGTACAGAGCGATGAATAGGGCGCTGGATGGCATGAAAACTGATGCGGCCAGAAAAGTGCCTGAAAACTACATTGTGAGCAAAGTTGCTGTTAGGGCTAAACTACGTGCCAGCAGGGCTACACGAAGCAACCTGTCCGCAGAGCTGACATCAACAGGCAGGCCTATCCGCTCAATTTATTTTACACACAGGAGAAATCCTAGCCCAGGTAAAAAAGGCACATCTCCTGTATTCCTCAGGGTTATGCAGGCAAACAGCGGAAACCGCCTGACCGGTGACCGAAGGTATGGGCACAGCAAGGCCTTTATGGCCACTATGCCAAACGGCACTGAAGGCATATTCAGGAGAATCGGACGTTCTTCAGTGGAAACCAGAAGAGAAGCTATAAGCCAAGTCCACGCCCCTGGTGTAGCGCAGATGCTAGACAACGAGAGTATACGAAATGTCATAAAGAGAAATGCCGAACATCGCTTTAGTGCAAGGTTTGACCATGAGGTCAAGCATCTCTTAGATGGAGGAATATAGCATGATTACAATACCGCTATTGCATGACGCTATATGTGACTTTATCGAAGCCGAGGTAGCCAAACGCTTCAATCTCAAAACGGTAGACATCTACGGGATGGAGAGCCTGAAGAACCCAGACGTCATACGCTCAGGCCGGCTATTGCCACAAAGTATAGACGATGACGGAAGCGAAGAGGAGGCGTACCCCTGCATAATCCCACGGACAACCCGAGTAAAAGGCGTGGAGAATGCTAGAGAAAATGTTGCAGAGGTATTAATCCTTTTCGGAGTGTACGACCCTGGGACATACACAGACGAGGGTAAAAGAATTAATGACGGAAGCGGGTTCAGGGATTTCTGGAACCTTGTTGAAGCGACACGTCAGGCGTTATTTACACAACACACATTAAACAATAAGTTCAGAATCCATGATGATTACTTTGATGCTGGGCTTTTTGAAGAACAAATCTTCCCATACTGGGAAGGGTACTGCATAACCAAGTGGGATGTTGCATACCCTATTCCAAGATTGGAAGAATCATTTTTTTAGAAAGGAAACGTAATGGAAGAGAATAAAACGGAAGCTACGCCAACTGGGCCAGCTAATAAGCCTAAAGTGCGTGAACCAAAGACGCCCGAGAAGCAAGCGTTCATATATCTCGGGCCGATACTTCCCGGAGGCATCCTTTTCAAGGGTGCTATTTTTAAGGACAAAATACCTGAGTATCTTGATTCTTATATCGAAAAGCTCCCAGAGGTTAAAAAACTTTTAGTCGAGGTCAAAGACTCGCCGAAGTTTATTAAAGCCCTAAAAGAGCCGGGTACTCAGGAACATGCGCTCTATCAGTATGTAGAAAAAGAAAGGGGGGTGCTGAAAGATGTTTAGACACGGGTTGTACACAACAGAATCCCCAACGAACATACAACCTCCAGTCACTGTAGACGCAGCCATGCCTGTGGCTTTCGTCACGGCTCCGGTGCACCTGAGCGAAGACCCGTATGCAGTGACCAATGTACCACGCTTATGCCTAACCTACCAAGAGGCGGTTACGCAGTTTGGGCTTAGTATGCGTCCTGAAATTTGGGACAAATACACCGCACCTCAGTTCATCCACAGCCAGTTTGTGCTGTACCGTGTAGCACCTATGGTGCTCATTAATGTGCTTGACCCCGAAATTCACAACGAGGTTGTGGTAGGGCATCCGCAGAACCTAATCGGGAACTCAATGGTTCTAGCAACAGAGGAAACGGACGATAACGGCGAACTGGTTAAAGTGCCTGTCGAAGGAATTTTAATTGATTCCGTTACGGCATCTGGGCACGAAGCAGGCGTTGGCTTCACACTGGCTTTCAACCGAGATGGCCATGTAGTGATAACAACGCTAGAGAATGGCGGGATTTCAGATAACGCAAGCCTGTCATTAAACTATACAAAACTCGCACCCGAAAAAGTCGATATATACGACATTATCGGCGGGTACGATCCGGTCCTCGACAAAAATCTAGGGCTGCAAATCGTTGATGATATCTTCCCGAGGTTCAGGCTTGTGCCTGGGCAGATACTTGCACCAAAGTTTTCTGGTGACCCAGCTGTGGCAGCCATCCTGGACGCAAAATCCACAAATATCAATGGCCACTTCGGGGCCATATCGCTGATTGATATCCCAACGGTGCTTGGAGGCGGAAGGCACAAATACACTGATGTGCCTGCGTGGAAAAACGAAAACGGGATAACCTCAACAAGACAGATACCCTTGTATCCAATGCTGAGGCTAGGGAATCAAAAATATCATTACTCCGCTCAGATGGCGGGGTTGATAGGCCGCACCGACAGCGAAAATAGAAACGTCCCCTATAATTCGCCATCAAATAAGAACCTAAGCATAAACGGCTTATGCGACGAAAACGGGGACGAGATAATCCTGGACACCCCCAAGGGCAATTTCCTTAACAGTCAAGGAATTGTTGCAGCGAACAATTTCTCTAATGGCTGGACAGCCTGGGGTAATCACACAGGTGCATTCCCTGGCAATCCTGACCCTAAGGACGCATTGATTTCAATGCGCAGGATGTTCAACTGGATCCAGAACACCATCATACTGTCCAACTGGCATAGATTGTCAAGTCCGCTAACTCCAAGGCGGGTTGAGTCAATCATAGACTCAATCAACATCTGGTTTAACGGACTAGCAGGGAGCGAATACCTGCTAGGCGGCAGAGTGGCTATTGACGGCAGAAACAC